TGTGCGTTGACAGAGATTCTTGCAGTAAACCCGGAAGACCAAGGGCTATGTCGGAAGACCTTGGATATTCCAATGAAATAAGGGGTTTCAGCGCGTGGCAGACTAGCTTGGTGGCTGCACGGGATACTTGCAGAGACCCTCCCAAATGGACCGACAAGTGGCAAGGTGGCATTTGTAGCGATCCTGCGAAAAGCCGCTTTAAGCCTGATTTTAAAGGGGTTTTGGAGGTTTGTGGCAAAAGGCAGAGCGTCGGAACCTACACGCGGACGCGTATGTTCGCTTGTTTGCGTGTAGGTTTGACGCAAGCCATTGAAATAACGAAATCAATCCGAAGGCCGGCATAGAAATTCAAGGCTCCCAACATACACGCAAATTCACTCGAGATACCTCAACCCGAGTGCTCCGAAGGGCGGGAAGCGGTCGTTCGCGGCGGATGCAGCATTCAAGCCCATCAATTGAAAGAGTAGACATTCAATCAGCTATTGCATTACGGACCATTTGCTTTTTGGATCATTTCGACCAACTCGCGAGTTCGTGCTTTCAAATCGAGAATGTCTAGGTTGGCCGATTTCTTAGACACATACCCAGCAACTCTCACCTTGTCTGCCGCCTTGTAAATCGTGTTGCCATTGCGGTCCGGTTTTTTCCGTTCGAAATAGAAGGCGTGGTCATACGGGCCGGTTTTATCGGCACCCTTGTAAGAGGATGAATGAATATCCTTTAGCGCCTCGTGCAAGAGGTTAGGGTCTACATAGTTTTCGACTTCGCGCCCCTTCGTGATCCAAACTAACCCGCGCCCGGCAGAGAGTTCTTCCTTTAGGCGGTTCACGGCAGGTTTCAGCCTGGCCCTCGGACGATCTTTGTCGCTGTCGAGGATTATCGCCATGTTTTGGTTCAGCGCTCGCAAGTCTATGAACTCTTTCAGGCTTTCCTCATCAACTACTTCATTCGCCCCCAAGTGGCGAACCAAAGCGCCGCCATAGAACATGATGGTATAGTGAATACCTTCAGTTAGTTCAGGCGCAAGATCTTTTAGCCAATGGCGCACGTAAATGCGGTCGGAAGGTCCCTCGACCCAAACCACCGCATTTGACTGTAGAATATCCGAGGCACGGTACCCTAGATCATCACATATTTGCTTCAGATCGCCTCGATGAATGGCCGATGTTATTCGCGATTGTACTCCGTCATTCTCAACCCGGAATACTGAGGCATCGGGCGTGTCGATAAACGCGGCAGAGTGCGTCGCGATGAAATACTGGTTGTTGGTGAATTCTCTAAGGTAACGGATAAGCTTGCGCTGCAGTACTGGGTGCAGGTGGATTTCCGGTTCTTCTATGCAAACGATTACGTTGTCATGGATGGTGCAGAATGCCGCGATTAGAATGACTTCTTGAATACCGGTTCCAAGCCGAAACAATGGAAGCACCTTATTGTCTATGTGGACCAGAACGTGCTTTCTGTCGTGAGGAACCTCTATCGTCACGTCGTCCTTGCCCGTCACAACCCGAACGAATTTTGTAAGATTGTCGAACAACAATCTGTCTTCACGTCGATCATGATCCGGGCTTTGTAGTTCTGCCAACTCGTCAATGAGTGTCTTTTCGTTGCGTATTTGAAAGCCAGTGGCTCCTTCCCCCAAATCTCGCTCAGCAGGAATATGGGCGACATGAGGGAATGCAACGACTTGTGCCCTGAGAATGTACGCCAAAGTTTCCCTTACCCAGCTATCCACCCCGCCCCCGCGCCGATCGGTTAGCCTCTGCCACAAGACGTTCCAGGCTTTGTCATCGAAAAGCCCGGTGAGCTGGGAAACATCAAAATCCGGTTCGAAACGACTGTCTTCTCCGATGTCCGCAGCAACCCAAACAAAACCATAAATGGACAGGCTTTCTACAATAGTTTCAATCATCCCCAGCAAATCGGATCGCTGATGAAAGCCTCCCCAACGATGCTCAACGCGAGAAATGAATTCAGCCACCGGAACTCCAACTGCGGCAGTCAGAGCACCCGTCACTTCACCTCTGAAGTCTTCTGCGGGGCCGAGCCGCTGAGTTTGTTTTGCGTCTTTGACAAACGGAAGCCTATCTCGAATGAAGTTCAAAACAGTTGATTTTCCGGAGTTGTTGGCACCGATGAACAGGTTCATTTCTGAAAACGGCCCGATAACTTGCTTGTCTGGACCAATCCCCCGGTAGAACTGCAACGAAAGGGCTTTGAGGTGAGTTGGCATGGGTGCTCCGGTGGTCAGCAGGCAATGCAATGCGTCAAAATATCACGCGTCTGGTTTGGCAGGTTTCGTAGCCTCATAGTGAAACTTCTTGCCAATCAATTCTAAGTTGATTGAAACCCTAACCAAGCTCGGCTCGATTGGAAATGTGTTTTTTCTAGCAAGTTCAGCGGGGTCAACAGCTTGCCAAGCGCTACGGTCGTTCAAGCCATCAGATTGTCGCCCTGTCATAAACGGCAGCTATGGTAGAGAGCGCACTGTAGCCTGCTCAACTCTTGGTCAATGTCTGCTATGAGCCGAAAGCAGCAATTCTACGCCCAGTTGTGTCCGGACCAAATCACTTGGCCAAGGACTTTGATGCGCTCGGCGTCGACGCCGCTGCGCAGTTCGGGTGGATGGTCTGGGTTGTCGGAAACCAATGCCACGGTGCGTGCGCCAAGGCGGTGGAGGCGTTTGATCCGGGTTTCGCCGTCGGCATCGTTGAAGAGGTAGAGATGGCCGTTCTCGATGGCCGTCGGCGACAGGTCCACGAGCACCAGATCCCCGGCGGTGATACGCGGCTCCATACTATCGCCCGTCACGGTGACGAGCAGAGCGTTGTCTGGCTTCACGCCATGATCCCGCAGCCAATCGCGCCGAAACGCAAGAGAGCCAATGACCTGGGCGTCGCCGTTCAGCCTACCTGGACCGGCGCTGGCCTCGGCATCGACGCGCAGCACAGTGGCAAATTCTTGCGCGTCAATCTCGATGGGGGCTGGAGGTGGCGCATGCGGATCTCGTCGTGGCCCCAAATAGAAGTCTAAGTCCAAAGCTTTTGCGATTGCCGCCATGCGCTCGACCGAGGGTGCCGAGCCTTTCTTGATGCTCTGGATTGCGGTGTTGTCCTCTTTGCCAAACGCAATCAGCCCAATCGCAGCTTGGCTGAGACCTAGCTCACGCCGCCTCGTTTCAATCAGCTCATATATCTCGGAAGCGTTCAACATGGTGGAAAATTACACCGCCTTTGCATTTTGCACAAGTTGGGCAAGGTGGAAATAGTTCGTTTCCGATTGGTGCAATATTCCCATTGACATGTAGTGTAATATTTCCATAATGCCGGTATGGAAACGAACCACCTCACACAGCTTGCCGCTGCCTTTGCCGCTCATGTTGGGCGGTCCGAAATGACCATCGCCAGATGGTGCGGCGTCCACACGCGACTGTTCAAGCGTCTGAGCGAGGGCAAGGGCTGTCGCGTAGACACTTACAATGAGGCGCTGCGGGGGTTTTCCGCCCGCTGGCCTGACGACCTTGAATGGCCGCGCAATATTCCGCGCCCGATCAGCACGGCCGCAAACTTGGCGAACCGGCTGATCGAGGTCGCGGTGCGCGACGACATGATTGACGCAATTTTAGACGATGGAGGTGACGTATGACACGGATCATGCGGGCGCTACGGGCGCTTGAAACCCACTGGCTGGGCGACCTGATCGGTGCGCTGTGCCTTTTGGCGATGCTATGGGGCAGCTTGGTCGCCGGGGCGGTGCTGCAATGAAAGATTGCAACCTGCCAAAACCAAGCAACCGCCACCGCGTGATGCAACAAGACGGGGCGTATGTTGTCATCGACCCAGACGGCCATTGCGTCTTTGGTCCAGGCTACAAGAGCCTCGCCGAGAAAAAGTGTGATGCTCTGCAAGCAGCCGCCGATGGAAATGGCCGGACCCGTGCCTGCATGTGCTGCCGCACCGAGTTTCATTCCGAAGGTTTTCACAATCGGCTGTGTGCCCGTTGTCGCGGGTCTGCTGATCCTATGGCAGGCACCGGATTTGCCGGAAGCCAAGACGGCCGCAAACCGCGCCGTGCGGCGGGGGTTTGAGCATGGCTGACCCAAGGCTGACAAAGATCGACCGCGTAAAGGTCGCCGAGATCGAGGCGGCTGGCCGTTTGCGCCCTGTCTCTGAGGCTGGCGTGGAAAGCCTGCTGGCGTCCATTGCCGAGACCGGCATCATGAAAGATGCGATCCACGTGCGCCAGAAAAAGGGCGGTGCATTGGTGCTGATCGCGGGCGGTCACCGACTGGAAGCCGCTAAGCGATTGGGCTGGGACGAGATCGAAGCGAAGGTCTGGGCCGATGTGACCGACGATTGGTCGCGGCTGATGGAGATCGACGACAATATCGCCGGAGCCGAGCTGAACCCGCTCGACACGGCACTTTTCTTGGCGGAGCGCAAGCGGGTCTATGAGCGGTTGCATCCTGAGACCAAGCAAGGCGGAGACCGAAAGAGCGTGGGCTTTCAAAATCAAACGGACACGATGTCCGTTGGATCGTTTGCCGCCGCGACTGCCGAAAAATTCGGTATGACCGACCGGCATGTGCGGCGCCTGATTGCAGCTGGATCGACCCTTGATCCGCGCGATATTCAGATGCTGCGCAAGGCCCCGCGCCAAGTCTCGCTCAAGGACTTGGGCGAGATCGCCAAGATCGGCGAGACGGTTGAACGCTATGAGGTCGTCGGCGCTCTGTCCGAAGGCCGCGCCAAAACCGCATCCGAAGCGCGGCGCGGCTACAAGGTATCGCAAGGCATCGCGGCACCGGTTCAAGACCCCGTTGAAACCGCTTTGAAGGCACTTAAAGCCGCTTGGTCTCGTGCCCCGAAGGAGGCGCGTCGCCGGTTCGTGCGCGATCACGGTGCCGTTCTTGAGGCGCTGATGTACGAGGGATCGCTGGGATGACAGACCTCGCCCCCACACAACTCTGGTGGACGGCCAACGAGCTGGCCAATGCCGGATTGCCGGATATGCCTGGCACACAGCAGAGCATTGATCGCTGGGTGAAGCGCATCAATCTGCGGGCAAACCCGGCGCTTGCGCGTCGTCGCTCGGGCCGTGGGGGCGGCTGGGAATATCATTGGACGGCGCTACCGCTGGCCGCACGCAAAGCCATGCTGGCCGTGGCGAGTGCGCCCGCACCTGCGCCGGATCGGGGCGAGATGTGGGAATGGTTTGAAGGTCTGCCCATCGCGGTGCAGTGCCGCACGCGAGTGCGCCTGCGGTGTGTGCAGTCGGTCGAGGCATTGGAGGTGCATCTGTCGCGTGACTTGGCCGTGCGCGAAGTTGCAGCCGCCGAAGGCGTCTCACCACGGACCTTGTGGAACTGGCTTGGCATGGTTGAGGGCGTTCGCGCCGACGACCGGCTTCCAGCCTTGGCACCGCGCCACCGCGCGGCTGCCCGCAAGGCCACCAAGCGCGAATTTGACGAGGCTTTCTATGACTGGATCAGGTCGGATTATCTGCGCAAGGCCGGACCATCGTTCTCGAGCTGTTATCGCCGCGCGGTGATGGTCGCCCGCGACAAGCGATGGGAAGTCGCGCCAGAGCGCACTCTGAGGCGGCGTCTGGACGAACGTGTGAGCCAGCCTGTGCAAGTGCTGGCCCGCAAGGGTATCGACGCGCTCAAGCGCCTTTATCCGCCGCAGACCCGTGACAAGACCGCGCTGCATGCGCTGGAAGTGGTAAACGGCGACTATCACCGGTTCGACGTGTTCGTGAAATGGCCGGGGATCGACACGCCGGTGCGCCCGCAGATGGTGGCGTTCCAAGACGTCTATTCGGGTCGCGTGTTGTCATGGCGTCTGGACCTGACCGCCAATTCGCACAGCGTGAAGCTGGCGGCGGGCGATATGGTCGAAGACTGGGGCATTCCCGAACACGTGCTTTTGGACAACGGACGCGAGTTCGCGGCCAAGATGATCACCGGCGGCGCGAAGACGCGGTTCCGGTTCAAGGTACGCGAAGACGATCTTCCGGGTCTGTTCGTCTCACTGGGCTGCGAGATCCATTGGGCCACGCCTTACGCCGGTCAGTCAAAGCCGATTGAGCGGGCGTTTCGCGATATGTGCGATGCCATCGCTAAGGACCCGCGCTTTGATGGCGCATGGACCGGCAACCGGCCCGACGCCAAGCCCGAAGACTACGGCAGCCGCGCCATTCCTTTTGACACCTTCCTGCGGGTCGTTGGCGAGGGCATCGAAGAGCACAATATGCGCCAAGGTCGGCGTTCCGAGGTGGCCTATGGCCGATCCTTTGCCGAGGTCTTTGCAGAGAGCTATGAGCGAGCGCCGATCCGCAAGGCCACCGAGGCGCAGCGCCGCCTGTGGCTGATGGGCAGTGAACTTCTGCGCGCGCATTCCTCCTCGGGTCTGCTTAAATTCGCTGGCAATGAGTACTGGTCAGACTGGATGCACGACATCGCGGGCGAGCGTGTGATTGCGCGGTTTGATCCCGCAGACCTGCAGGCCGGGATCTTTGTTTACAGCGCCGACAACCGCTATTTGGGCGAGGCTGCGTGCAAAGTCGCGGCGGGCTTCATGTCGGTCGTGGATGCGCGGTCGCACGCCAAAGCGCGTGGCGATTGGCTCAAGGCAGAGCGCAAGGCCCTCAAGGCGCACCGCAACCTGACCGCCCGCGAGTTGGGCGTTGATCTGGACGTGGTTGCCGGATTGGAGCCTGCGTCAAAGCCGCAATCCAAAGTGGTCAAGTTGGTGCCTTCGGTCAAGCCAAGAGCCACCGCACCAAACGTGGCTCCAAACACGGCACTGGACGCGGCACAGGCAGCGTTGGTGACCGATCTGTCGGCCCGCCGCACAGCGCCCAAACCGACAGAGACCCCGCGCGAGCGGTTCAAGCGGGCGCTTGATCTGGAGCAGATGTTGGAGGCCGGAGAGAGCATCACGGCCGAGCAGACAAAATGGCTGACCGGCTATCAATCCACCGCCGAATACCGCGCAGAGCGCACGCTCTGGTCGGACTTCGGGGATGCGTATTTCGGATGAAGAGATCGCCGAGGGCGGTGCAACGCCCCCGGCGTAACGACCAGTAAGGAGACTTCAAAATGACAGACGAGGCGCGGCTTTACAATAGCGTGGCACCCTTGCGGAACGTAGCGGCACTGACCGCCTTGATTGACCGTGTGCAAAACCGCCCGCTGGGCTTGCCCGGAATGGCTTGTTTTTATGGCTGGTCGGGGTTCGGAAAATCGACGGCGGCGATCTATGCGGCCAATAAGTTCCAAGCGGTTCTTGTGCAGTGCAAATCCAGCTGGACCAAGAAGAACCTGTGCAAGGCCGTCTTGGCCGAACTGGGTCTGCCCGCCAAAGGCAACACCGCCGATCTGGTCGATCAGATTTCTGCACAGCTGGCGGTGCTGGGCGTGCCCTTGATCATTGACGAAGCCGACCACCTGATTGCGCGTCGGATGATCGAGATCGTGCGCGACATCTACGAGGGGTCGCAAGCGCCGGTCATCCTGATCGGCGAGGAACTCTTGCCGCAAAAACTGAAAGAGTGGGAGCGCGTTCACGGTCGCATGTTGGATTGGGTCGCCGCTGAACCCGCTGATCTTGGCGACTTGAACCACCTCGCGCCGATCTATGCCCCCGGCATCCAGATTGTGGCCGATCTCAAGACCGAATTGTTGCGGATGTCGCATGGATCGACGCGGCGTGTTTGCGTCAACCTCGCGCAGCTGGCCGAGAAGGCTCAGGTGCTGGGTGTCGATGTCATGTCCGGCGACGACTTTGACCCACGCGGGTTCTTTACAGGCACCGCACCAAAGCCACGTCGCTCTGAAATCGTGGGGACCGTGTGATGGGTGCGCACGAAGACCGTCTGGCGTCCGACGAGGCCGCATGGAACGCGGCGTTGCGGCTCGGCAAATTCAGTTATGCGGCGCTTGCCGCAGAGGCCGCGATCCCAATTGTACGCGCAACACGGCTGACACGCGGTTGGGTCCGGTTGGGTGCCGTCGAAGAGATGGGCAAGGTTGGCAGCAACAAGCTGATGTTCCGGGTTGTCGCCGAGGCGCTGCCAGCGACGGTCACGCCCAGCCGCCAGTCGCCCGATGCGAACATGTGGCTGGCCATGCGCAAGCTTGGCGGCGCGTTCACACCGACTGACATAGCGACCCACGCGTCCACCGATGCCGTCGGTGTGTCACGGGCTGATGCACAGTCCTTTTGCCAGATGTTGGTGCGGGCGGGCTACCTGCGCGTCCAGCGCAAAGCGGTGCCGGACAAGCGCGAGGCGATCTACCGGCTGATCAAGAACACCGGCCCGAAGCCCCCACGTGAGCGCCGCGTCCGCGCGATTTGGGACCCCAACCTTGCAGAATTCACCCATCTACCGGAGGCCACCGTATGAGCAATCCACCGGATTTTACCGCCATCGCCCGTGACTACTGGGGCGCAGACCTGCCTGACTGGATCGAGGCGTTGGCCGTTGCCTGCATGGCCTCGAGCCAGAGCAAGGTTGCCGCGCGGTTGGGCCGGTCGGGTGCCTTGGTCAGCTCTGTGTTGCGCCGCAAATACGCGGGCGACATGGGCGCGGTTGAGGAATTGGTGCGCGGGCATTTGCTGTCCGAAACCGTTGCTTGCCCCTCGCTTGGTGTCTTGCCGCTGCACGAATGCAGGGCTTGGATGGGCAAGGCCCGCAAATTCGAGAACACCAATGCGCTGCGCGTGCAGATGTACCGTGCCTGCCACCGGTGCCCACGGTTTCTCAAGATCGTTGAGGTGCCGAACCGCCACCCTGCCACGGGGATCGGCGAATGACGTCACCCAACCGTTGGACCCAGCCAGAAATGATGGACCTCGCCGCTCGTGGAATGGGTCGGATCGATCTTTATGGCCCGCGCGGCGCGACCTTGGTCAGCCAAGACGAAGTGGAGGCAATGGCGGGCGCGTTGGCCCTGCTTGGCCTGCAGGCCATCCATCCAACACCCACCGAATACGCCGAGATCGCCGCCCCAAAACCACACTTGAAAGGACCCGCTGATGTCTGAGCATCAATCCCTCCCCATTCCTGATGGCCGTATCGAGGTCTCTGGAAAATCCTACATGCCCGATGCCAAGGGAAACTTGGTACCCGTCGAGTTGATCCCAGCACAATCCGCCCTCGAGGACGAAGTCGTGCGCAAGGTCGCGGGCTACGGTCTCGCCCTGTCCGAGCAGGTTGCGCGGTTCAAGGCCCATACTTTCGAGGACCTCGGGGCCTTCGAGGCTTTGTTGGCGCAGGAATATGACGCCAAGAAAGGCGGCGCCAAGGGTAACAAGACCTTCATGTCGTTTGATGGTCTGTGGAAAGTCCAGGTGCAGGTCGCTGATCACATCGACTTCGGGCCGCAATTGCAGGTCGCCAAAGAATTGGTCGACGAGTGTTTGAATGAATGGTCCGCCGACAGCCGCCCGGAAATCCGCGGCCTGATCACGCGGGCGTTCAACACCGACAAGGCCGGTCAGATCAACCGCTCCGAGGTGTTCATGCTGTTGCGCCTCGAGATCGAGGATCCGCGCTGGCTGGAGGCCATGCGGGCCATCCGTGATGCCATGCGGATCGTGGGGTCCAAGACCTACGTGCGTCTCTACCACCGCGCGACCCATGATGCGCCATGGGAAGCTGTCACCATTGATCTGTCGAAAGCGTAAGGAAAAACCATGCCTGAACAAATCGCCTTAATCGAATGCCCGATCTATGAAACCACTGGCGAGCCCGGCCCGCGTGTCTTGCACGAGCTGTGCAAGTTCGAGCTGCTAGGGACCCGGTGCCGGGTGCATGTCAGCGCCGCTGGCGACACGCTTGATCTTTCGATAGGCAAGCGGCGCTTTGCCGTCTCGGTGATGGATCTGGCAGCAACCGCCGCGCTGTCTGTCGAGGCGCATCTGAAAGGCGAGCTGCAGGCGCGGATCATTGCAAGCCGCGAAGTGCCCGCGCCAGCGACTGACATCGAAGACGATGGCTTTGTGACGCTTCACCCAAACATGCGGGGCCACTGACATGCGGGCCGCGTTGATCCGAAAAGTGCATGTCGGCGCTCGGCAGCTGGGTATCGATACCGAGACCCGGCACCTGATGCAGATCGCCGCGACTGGCAAGCAGAGCTTGTCTGACATGACTGAGGAAGACCTGAAAGCAGTCCTGAAGGTCTTGTCGAACAAGGGCTTCAAGGCCAGCAAAGGCAAGCGACCCGCCGCGCCGCGTGCCGATCTGCGCTATGCGCACAAGCTTTGGTCGATGTTGGGTGAAGCCGGAGCGTTGCGCGAGCCGGGCCGTAAGGGCTTAAATGCCTTTGTGCGAGCGCGGTTCGGGGCGTCATGGGGCAGTGTGCCCGCCGACATCGACATGCTGACAGAGTGGGCACAGATCCGCGATGTGATCGATGCGCTCAAGGCGATGTGCATACGCGCAGGCGTCGAGGTAGAAAAGAAATGAAACACACCCGCGCCCATGTCACCGATCACGCTGTGATGCGCTATCTTGAGCGCGTGTTGCATGTCGACATCGATGCCTACCGCCGTGAGATCTGTGAATTGGTAGGCCCAGCGGCGGCGCAGGGGGCTAGCGGCGTGGTCGTGAATGGCATGTCCTATCGGATCAAACCGGGCGACAACGGCCCGGTGGTTGTGACCGTGCGGCCAGCCAAGTCGCTCGAATTGCGGCGCGGCCGCAAACCTCGGCGGCGTGGTGGCGGTAGTCTATGACCAATCTGCCCCGCCCCCCAGCCCATCTAGAGGCCTATGTGCGCATCCTCGGCAACGAAGGTGCAATCACGTTTTTACTGAATTACGGCGGCGGTGAACTCTACATCCCGCGCAATCCGGTTATTGGATCCCCGTTGGTCACCTTGCTGGGGATGGAAAGCGCACAGGCTCTGGGCGTTGCCGCCGACCGCCTGCCCAAGCGGGTGCCGACCGGCAAGCCTTGGATCGCGCGGGTGCTGCACACGCAGGGCTTGTCAGCCACCCAAATTGCCCGCACATTGCACGCCAGCGACGTCAGTGTCCGCAAGTGGCTCAAAGCCCCCGAGCGGCCCGATCCACGCCAGTTCCCCCTGATCTGAATACCCCCAAACCGTTGTGCCTATAAGCCAAACGCCTTCCGCGTGATCTTTGTCCCCAGATCAACCGGGGCGAGATATGCAAACCAGCGAACGCGGCATTCAATTCAACAAGCGGTTTGAAGGCGTCGTTCTGCGCGCCTATCGCGATGCCGTTGGCGTCTGGACCATTGGCGCAGGGTTGACTGCCAAATCCGGCGTGATCGATCCCGGTCCGGGCATGGTCGTCACCGTCGAGGAGGCTGATCGCCTGATGGCTTTGGCGCTGCGGCGCAATTATGAACCAGTCGTTGCCCGCGCTATGCCCGGCGCAAAGCAACACGAATTCGACGGCGGGTCTTCGTTTCAGTGGAACACCGGCGCAATCAGCCGCGCCAGTTGGGTGCCCGCATGGGCCTCTGGCAACATGGCCGGAATGCGCGAGCGCCTGATGCGGTGGAGCAAGGGCGGTGGCAAAGTTCTGCCAGGCCTGATCCGCCGTCGCGAGGCCGAAGCCAAATTGATCCACTATGGCGATTACGGCGTCCCGGTTCCTGTGCAAACGCCGCGAGGCTTGGCGCGTGTGACACTTGATCTATCCGCCGAAGAGGTCGTGGCGGCACGTCGTGCGCTGACCGCTCGCGGATATGCCGTTGGTGACGACCAGCGCGGCGTCGCGCTTCACGCTGTGATGAAATTCCAGCGTGATCACGATTTAACCGCTGATGGCATTCTGGGCCGCGCCACTCTGTCGACCCTGCAGCGGTCACTGGATGCCCGGTCGCAATCGTTGGTTGGCGGCACTGTCGCCGCTGGTGGCGGCGCGGAAACGGCGACGAATGCACTCCCCGCCGACCTGCCGCTCTCTTGGGCTGGCCCGCTTGCCTTGGCCGCTGGCGCGATCTTCCTTCTCTATCTCGGGTGGACCTACCGCGACATTCTCGCGACCCGCCTGCAATCCATATCGCCGCGCTTTGCGGCCTACCTTCGGAGCATCAAATGAGCAGCGCACTGACTGCCTTAGCCTTGCAGATCGGCGTGCCGCTGGTCGGGCAGGTTCTCACCCGCCGGATCGGCGCGAACAATACACAACTTGTGACCGATGTCGTCGGTGCAATCGCAAACCGACTGGGGGTGACAGTTGCCGAAGCCGAAGCCTTGGCCGACGAGAACCCACCGCGAGTAATTGACGCAATCCGGCAAACCGAGCAGGTGATGCCAGAAATGATTGCGCTGCACGCGACGGCGCTCGAAGGGCAATTCGCACTCTTGCAAGCCGAGCAGCGTGGTCCTTGGTGGGGATGGGCATGGCGTCCGATGACAATGTGGCTGCTGGCGTTCCTGTGGCTGTGGTCTGTGGTGATCTTGCATGTCGTCAATGCCATCTGGCGCATTGCGCTACCGCAACCTGACCTCGCCATCCTGTTCTCTCTGACCGGCGTCTATATGGCGCTCTATATGGGTGGCCACACGATCAAAGACTGGGCGCGTCATCGCGCGGGGGGCGTCGCGTGAACGATGCCCTGACGCTTTCCCCTCTGATTGCATGGATTGGTGGACTATCACTGATCTTCAACTTCGCATTGTCCATCTACAGCGTGCTTGTCTCTGGAGCGCGTGCCAACAAGCTGCGCCTCGATAGCCACGAGAAGGTCTTAAACACGCAAGGTCTCCGTCTTGCCGCCGCAGAACAAACCTTGCGCGTGATGCCTGCCAAGGATGATCTGCACGGTCTGTCGCTGGCCGTCTCGGAAGTGCGCGGCGATTTGCGCGAAATGCGGGCAATCATGGGGCGCATGGAAACCATCATCTCGCGCCATGAAGACCACTTGCTGGATGGAAACAAGCGATGACCCAATACGCCGACACCTTGCGCAAACACCGCCGCCTTGCGATCTTGCGTCACCTCGCCGCATGCGCCGAATATACCTCGAACGCCTCAATTCTGGTGGATGTTCTTCGCGGTGTCGGCCTGCCGTCTACCCGGTCGCAGGTTGTAACCGAATTGGCGTGGCTCGCGGAAACCGGCTTCGTCGGGAATGATGACCGAGGTGACTTCGTGATTAGCTCCGCCACGGACCGTGGCGTCGAGATCGCACAAGGTCTCGCGACCCACCCCGACATCCAGCGGCCTCGGCCACGCGGTATGGGGGTCTGACGTGCCACCACCTCGCAAGGTCGATTTGCTACCCGCAGAACTGAAAACATGGCTACAGGAGGAACTGCGCTCGCGCGGTTTTGGCGGCTATGAGGACATCGCCGAGGCCTTGAACTTCCGGCTCGAGGGTGCCGGGTCCGAACTACGCATCCAGAAGTCCGCACTGCATGCTTTCGGTCAAGAGTACGAGCACTTCGTCAAGCTGCAAGAAGAGGCAGGTGCTTGGGCGTCCAGTTGGTTGGCCGAGCAAGGTTTGGCCGATGAAGCCAAGCGCCACAACGTGCTGTTCCAGATGATCACTGCCCTCGCGTTCAAAGTGATGCAGGCGCAGATGACGCGCGATGGCGACGAGATCGATGCGAAAGAACTGCACTTTCTGGGTCGCATGCTCAAGGACGTCATGCAGTCGGCGGGCATCCGCGAAAGCCTGATCGCCGCCGAGCGCAAATCACAATCAGATCGCATGGACGCCGCCGTAGCGTCTGGCGACATCGATGCCGAGGCTGCGGCCAAGGCCCGCAAAATCATGGGGTTCGGATGATCATTGTCATCGTCATGCTCATCACTACTTCAGGCCCACTGGGCGAACTGCGGAGCCGGGAAGTATTTCGCTCGATGGATATCTGCGAAGCCGTGCTTCGTGCAGAAACTCCTCGGTACCACAGTCTTGTCGAGCTGTTGGCCGCGCGTCTGGGCTTGCCCGTTACCTTTGACGCCTCTTGTGTCGATCTGCTGCCGGGCGTTCCGGCATGAACGACGAAGGAAAAAACGACGCAGCAAAAGGGGCTTTGCTGCTGGTTGGGAACGCACATTTCAAAGAGGCCCGCTGGTGGACGCTGGCCGCCGCATGGGTGTTCGGCAAACACCGGATCGTGCGCCACCTGGGCCGCGAGGGCCGGATCGCGTTCTGGCGTGACACACCCTATCTGCTGACCTTCCGCGAGGTGGTGTGATGGCCAGCCCGGCACAGGTGGCGAATGATCTGGATATCCGCGCGAAATTCTGGCGCGGGCGCGATGGCGGTATCGAAGGCACATGCCGCACCGGCGCGCGTGTGATCCGCTGCTACCTTGATGAGGTGCCACCAGATGGGAGGACGACGGCTGGCGTTCTTACCCGCCTCTACCGGCTCGTTGACACATACCCGGTTCTTAGCAACCCCGACTTGAAAGCGAGCCTAGCCCGCGCGGCTCAAACAATCAGCGACTTACGCATGGAGGCATCGGCATGATCGGCTTCTTCGTCGGAATACTCATCATGGTCCTGGGCGCAGCGATCATCGAAAACGCGGCGTTCTCCGACCGTGCGCAGTTCGGGTTCTGGGTCTGCCTAATTGGTGCCGTGATCATGATTGCTGGTGGGCTCGATTGGGCGCTCTCATGAGTGCCGTCAATCCGCTTTCACAAGTCATCAAGTTCTTGCCGTATCAACAGGCATGGATCGCCGATGACAGCCGGTTCAAAATTGGCATGATGTCACGTCAGATTGGCAAGTCGTTCTGCACCGGCGGTGAAAGCGTTGATGATTGTTTTGGTGCCTGGGCCGAGGACCGCCGTTCGCGCTGGGTTATCCTGTCGCGCGGTGAACGCCAAGCGGCAGAGATGATGACCGAGGTGATCAAGCCCTTCACCAAGGCGTTTTACGAGGTCTACAATACGCTTTTAAAGGGTGGTGAACCCCGCTTTGAAGAGGGCGAGTTTCGCGCGCCGCAGGAGAAAGGCCCCGACGCCGTCTACAAGTCGCTCGAGGTCAAGTTCCCCAATGGCAGTCGGATCACTGGCCTGCCCGCCAACCCCGACACGGCCCGCGGTTTTTCGGCCAACGTGATCCTTGACGAGTTTTCGATCCATCAAAAGAGCCGTGAAATTTGGGGCGCATTGTTTCCAGTCATTTCAAAGGGGCGTCAAAAGCTGCGCGTGATTTCAACGCCGAAGGGTAAGGGCAACAAGTTCTATGAGTTGATGACGGCCGATGACACCGTCTGGTCTCGGCATACGGTCGATATCTATGAAGCGGTGCGCCAAGGTCTGGACCGTGACATCGATATGCTGCGCGCAGGCATGGCCGATGCTGATTTGTGGGCTCAAGAATTCGAACTCAAGTGGCTGGACGAAGCCAGCGCATGGCTACCCTATGACCTGATTGCAGGTGTCGAACACCCTGCTGCCGGAATGCCCGGCCTGTACCAGGGCGGAACGTGTTTCGTGGGGGTCGATATCGCCGCCCGCCGTGACCTCTTCGTGATCTGGGTGATGGAACAAATCGGCGACGTTCTGTGGACCCGCGAAGTGATCGCCCGTCGCCGCGTGACCTTTGCAGAACAAGACCGTCTGCTCGATGAGGTTATGACCCGCTACCGTGTTGTCCGTGTGGCGATGGACCAGACCGGCATGGGCGAGAAACCTGTCGAGGACGCAAAGCGCCGCTACGGCGACAGCCGCGTCGAGGGTGTTTTGTTCACCCCTGCCAACCGGCTCGATATCGCGACCTCACTCAAAGAGAAGTTCGAAGACCGCACAATGCGCATCCCTGCGGGTGATGTAACCCTGCGGTCCGATCTGCATGCGATCAAGTCGCAAGTCGGCTTGACCGGCGCACGCCGCCTCGTGGCCGACGATGACACCGATGGCCACGCTGACCGGTTCTGGGCAGCAGCACTGGCGGCTGGTGCCGCGCGGACGACATATCAGCCCTATGCCTACAGAGCCGTGCCACAAGATGGCGGGCGAGAATTTGACCGCCCTGTTCGCGCAACACGCGGCATGAGGGCGATGCGAGGAGTGGTTTAATGGCGCTATTGGATGCATACGGGCGACCCGTCAAAACCAAAGCATTGGTCGCAACCGAACTGGCACGGCCCGGCATGGCCAGCGTGCGACAGGTATGGGCGGGCAGTGCTGCTGCGGGTCTGACGCCTCGCAAATTGGCGGGTGTCTTGGCGTCCTGCGATCAGGGGGATGCCACGGAATACCTTATCCTTGCCGAGGAAATGGAAGAGCGCGACGCGCATTTCGCGTCCGTGCTGGGTACGCGCAAACGTGCGGTGTCCGGCGTCGAGCCGACTGTCAAAGCAGCGGGCGAGGATGGGCAAGCAACCAAGATCGCCGAAGCGGTGCGCGAACACATCGTCGAACATGAAGGGTTTCCCGATCTGGTGGAGGAACTCTTGGATGGATTGGGCAAAGGGTATTCAGCGGTCGAGGTCAATTGGGGCCGTTCTGCAAATGCGTGGTGGCCCGAACGGTTCACGCATGTCGAGCCGCGCTTTATCCGGTTTGACCGCGACACTCTGCGCATCCCGCACCTTTTGACCGACGATCATCCGGTGGACGGCGAGCCCCTCGCGCCGTTCAAGTTCTTGTTCCACACACCGCGCCTAAAATCAGGTGTGCCGCTACGCGGTGGATTGGCGCGGCTGGTGGCGTTTGGCTGGATGTGCAAGGCCTTTGCGCTCAAGGACTGGGTGGCCTTTGCCGAGACCTACGGCCTGCCTCTGCGGTTGGGCCGCTACGGTCCGGAGGCCACGAAGGGCGATGTCGAAAAGCTGTTTCAGGCGGTGGCCAATATCGGGACCGATGCCGCAGCCGTCTTGCCGAAGTCTATGGAGATCGAATTCGAAAATGCGTCAGGCAGCGCCACAGGCGACAAGCTGTTCGAGAACCTCGCACGGTTTCTGGACGAGCAGACCTCGAAGGCGGTTCTTGGCCAGACCATGACTTCGGACGATGGCGCGTCGATGGCACAGGCAAAGGTTCATGACGGCGTGCGCCATGACATCGCTGCAGCTGACGCGCGGCAGGTGTCGGGCACGGTCAACCGCGATTTGGTCAAAGCCTTCGTCGATCTGAATTATGGCGTGCAAGACAATTACCCGCGCATCATTATTCCGATTGCCGAGCCGGAAGATGTCGAGGCAAAGATCACCGCGTCGACGGGCTTGATCACGGCCGGGCTGCGCGTCAAGTCAAGCGAACTGCGTGGTGCAATGGGTTACACCGATCCGGACGACGACGACGAAGTCGTAGGCGGCGCACCCGCGACTGTTGCACCACCACCCACACCGAACGCTATCGCCACTAACCGTGCGACGGGCGATGCGCTCGATGGCGATCCCCTGTCAGAGATCGCCGATGAAATGCTGGCAGACTGGCAACCGGTCATGAGCGAGACGCTGGATCCGGTACTGGCAGCGATAGCCGGCGCCACAAGCTACGAGGACGCGCTGGAGCGACTTGGTGCCTTGGAAGGGTTGGACAGCGCCAAGCTGATCGACGCACTGGTCAAGGGCATGTTCAAGGCCCGCGCATTCGGAGATCAGCGCGATGTCTGAGCCGCAATACCGAAAAGCCGTGGAACTCTTGCGAAAGTCCGGCCGAGCCTCAACGTCATTTTTGTCGCGGCAGCTACAAATCCGCTATTCAGAAGCCGTTGTTTTGATGGCACGCGCCCAAGATGAAGGTGTTGTTTCGCACCCGAATTCAGTTGGCAAACGTGATGTGATGAATTCGGGAGATCTTAACGATGCCTGATGACCGCCCCGTCTATTCCTATCAGCCCGGCCCGCCGCCTGAGGCCAGCCAGTATCTCGCCAACAAGGACTGGCAGCCTGCATTCAGCTGGGAAGATGTGGAGCCGGAAGAACACGCGGTGGCTTTCACAGTTGCCAAGGCCACTCAGATCGACGTGTTGCGCGACATTCGCGAGGAACTGCAATCGGCGCTGGACGAGGGTTTGCCTTTTGCCGAATTTCAACAACGCTTGCGCCCCCGCCTACAGGCGCGCGGGTGGTGGGGCCGCGACGTGGTCACCGATCCCGGTACCGGCGAGCGCCACGATGTGCAGCTTGGATCGCCTCGCCGGTTGCGGGTGATCTATGATGCCAATCTGCGCAGCGCCCGCGCCGCCGGTCAGTGGGAGCGCATCCAGCGCACGCGCCGCGCCCTGCCTTACCTTGAATACCGCCTCGGCCCCTCTGAGAATCACCGCCCTCATCACGAGGCCAAAGCAGGGCTGGTGCTGGCGGTGGACGATCCGTTCTGGGCAGCGTGGTACCCGCCCAATGGATGGGGCTGCAAATGCTGGGTGCGCCAGCTCACGCGGCAACAAGCCGAGGTGCGCGGCATAAGCCCAAGCCCAGAGGTGCCGTTGGCTGATTTTGAGAACCGTCGCACTGGCGAGGTCCGCCGCGTGCCGATCGGCATTGATCCGGGTTGGGACCGCAACCCCGGCGCTTTGCGGGTGCGGGCGTCGATTGATCTCTTGGCCGACCGGCTGGCCAGCGCCCCCGCGCCAGTTCGCCGCGTGGCTGAGCGTGATCTGCAAGACGGCTGGATGGCTGAGCGTGCGCGCCGCCACCCTGACTGGCGCACCGATCTGTCGTTTCTGCAGGCGCTGCGGGCGATCTTCACTCCTGAAGGGCTGTAACACCCCGCCATATCGCCGGGATTGGCGCACAGAGCGCCGTTAAAGGGTCTTTTAAGGGCCTTGTCGGATTTTCACGGCCCGTTTACCGTCACAGGGTTCAATCCGCCCCGTGGCGCGTTTCTGATGACACAAGCCGTTGTGCCTTTTGAGCGCAGACCGCATGCGCGATTGTCGGCGCATGAACAACCCCGCATTCCTTTCAGCCTTACCGCTTGCCCTCAACACTGAAGGGTCCACGCCGGATGCACCGGAGTGGCTACAGTTGACGCCGCGCGGCCCACGTCTGCCCGGCATCGACGGACGTCATTGGGTCTTGGGTGACACGACGTCTCTGATCGCTGCTTGCCGCGCCAGTCGCGGTGGATCAATCGAGATCCCTGTCGATTTTGAACACTCCACACACGTCAAAGGTGGCAAAGGCGAACGCGCCGACGCCATCGGTTGGGTGCGCGATCTCGAAGAGCGTGACGGTGCGCTATGGGGCCGCGTCGAATGGCGCGATGTCGGGCGTGATGCTGTTGCCTCGCGTGCCTACCGCTTTGTGTCGCCGGGGTTCTCGTTTGCGCCCGGAACGCTGGCCGTTAACCGGATCGTTTCGGTTGGCCTGACCAACGTTCCCAATTTCTCAATTCCAGCTCTCAATTCTGAAAAGGATACCGTGATGGACCCTGAAGTCCTCGAAGCTCTAGGGCTTGGCCCTGACGCCAGCACCACCGCTGCGGTCGTGGCGATCAACGCCCTCAAAACCTCCGAGCAGACCGCGCTCAACCGCGCCACCAGCCCGGACCCGGAACAATTCGTGCCGCGTGCCGATTATGAACTGGCGACCAACCGCGTCTCGACGCTCGAGGCAGAACAGACCGCACGCCAGGACGCCGAGATTGTCGATGCCGTCGATGCCGCCGTTGAGGTTGGCAAGGTTGCCCCTGCTTCTAAGGAATTCCACCTCGCCGCTTGCCGCGCCGAAGGTGGCCTTGAGCGGTTCCGCACGATGATTGCCGCAAGCCCGGTGATCGCACCCGCCTCCACTGACACCACCAAAGTGAAAGCCACAGGCGGCAAGTCCGTGCTGAGCGCCGACGAGCTGGCGGTTTGCCGTCAGATGGGCATGTCGCCCGCAGATTTCGCGGCCGCCCGCGCCACCGAACAGGAGTAAGACCAAATGGCCCTCATTACCGCTGCACTGCTGCAGGCGCTCAACACAGCCCTGCGCAAGAATTTCCAAGACGCGCATAATGCCATGCGCGAAACCGCGTTCTTTAACGAGGTCGCGACCACCGTGCCCTCGACCACCTCGTCAAACACCTATGGCTGGCTGCAGGATTTCCCGCGCCTGCGCGAATGGGTCGGCGACCGCGTGATCAAAGACATGAAAGAACAGGGCTACGAGATCACCAACAAGCTTTATGAAGCGACTTTGGGGGTTCAGCGCACCCAGATCGAGGACGATCAATTCGGTCACTACACCCCGATCGCCACCAACATGGGGCAGGAAGCCGCGCAGCATCCAGACGTGCTAATCTCAGATCTGATCGCCGCTGGCTTTGCCTCGACCTGCTACGACGGGCAGTATTTCTTTGACACAGACCACCCAGTCTATCCGAACCCGGATGGCACAGGCGTGGCCGCGTCGACATCCAACTTTGTCGATGGGGCGCTTGCGCCTTGGTATTTGTTGGACACCCGCAAGGCGCTGCGTCCGTTCATCTTCCAAGAACGCACCAAGCCCGAGATGGAGATGAAGTTCGATCCCTCGACGTCGGACGCTGTGTTTACCAAGGACCTTTTCCAGTGGGGCATCCGGTATCGGTGCAACGTGGGCTTTGGCTTTTGGCAAATGGCGCGCGCATCCAAAGCTGCTCTCAATGCCGCCAACTTCGAGGCTGGCCGCACGGCTATGCGTCAAGTCAAAGGTGACGGCGGTCGGCCGCTGGGCATTGTGCCCAATATCCTGCTTGTCCCGCCCAGCCTTGAGAGCGCCGCACGTGCCATTGTCGAGACGCAGTTTCTCGCAGGCGGTGGGTCGAACCCGAACTTCAACACGGCGAAAGTCGTTGTCAATGCGTGGGCAGCATAATGGCAGGTCTTTTGAAAATCGCCGCCGTCGCCGTTGCCGGGTTCCACCGCTGTGGTCTGTTCTGGCCGCATGAAGGCCGGGTGATCGATGTCTCTTTGCTGGAGGAGGATGTGCTGGAGCGCCTGAAAGCGGAGCCGCAGTTGCACATCAGTCCGGCCAGCGAGGACGAGGCCGAGGCTGCGCAAGCCGATTTGCTGCGCGATCAGATCAAAGAAGCCTTCGCGGCTTTGGAGGCCCCTGACTTCACTGAGGATGGCACGCCCAAGACCGATGCGGTGAAAAAGGCCCTGCCCAAAGGCACCCGTGGCGTCACCGCCGCGCTGGTGGCCGAGATTTGGGGCACCGTTGTCCCAAGCGAAAAACCCGCCAACTAAACCCCCCAAGGCGGGTTCGGCGCGGCGGTGTGGCAGCCCCGCCGCGCACCCAAACCCTCAACCGGAAGGTTGACGGGCAACGCACAGAGGCCGGGGGGCGGCTGTGCGCGAGCGGTAAAGCCCCCCTTTAACCGAGGTTCAAATGCCCTACGCCACCCAAGCTGACATCGTGACGCTCTACGGCGACGACGCACTGGTTGTGGCGGATCGCGATGGCGACGGGCTGGCTGATAGCGCCGCTGTCGCCCGCTCCCTGAGCCATGCCTCGGCAGAGATCGACACCCATATCGCGGCGCGGTATTCGCTGCCGCTGCCAGCGATTCCAGAGATGCTGACCGCATGGTGCGTCGATATTGCGCTCTACCGGCTGGCGCTGTCAGCAGACGTTTTGTCCGAGGAACACCGCCGTCGTTATGAGGACGCATTGTCCTCGCTGCGCCGCGTGGCCGAGGGCAAGGCCGCATTGGTTTTCCCTGCGAACCCCGATGCAACCCCTGAAGAGACGCCCGAAGACACCAGCCCCCGGCCCATCGTCGTAGGTGGCCCGCCACGCTTGTTCACCCGCGACACGTTGAGGGATATCTAATGTCAGGTGTGCAGATTGAAATGACCCTGCAGGGGATCGAAGCCTCCGAGGCCGCGATTGGCCGTCTGGCATCGGCTGATCTGGATGATCTGGCCTACAACGTCGGGGCTTTGTTGGAGAGCAGCACGCAAGAGCGCATCGCGTCCGAGAAAGCCGCACCTGATGGCACGCCCTGGGCGGCGTGGTCTGATGCCACAGCCGCATCCCGACATGGCGGTCAGTCCCTGTTGGTGCAGGGCAATTACTTGCTGACCAGCGTCCAGAATTACACCGAGGGATGGACTGTGCGGATCGGATCGAACCTGGTCTATGCCGCGATCCACCAAGAGGGTGGCAAAGCGGGCCGTGGCCGCAAAGTAACGATACCCGCACGGCCGTATCTGGGCCTATCCGACGCGGACCGGACTGCTGTTGAGGCGTTGGTCGCCGACACTCTTAGCGGGGTCTTGCAATGAGCCTGCGCCCCGATCTGTTGGCATCGCTTCCTGATTTTGTCGCACAGCGCATTCATGCCGAATTGCCTGCCTTGCGCGAATGTGAGGGCATGGTTGGCGGGTTCGATCTCGACGAGCTCAAACGAGCGGGCATCGCGGCACCGGCCATCCGCGTCACCATTCTGGGCATCCGCCCGAAGGGTGCCGAAGCAGGGCCGCACCGCCGTTGGTCTGTCAATATGGCCGCATTCATCATGACCAAGGACACAATGGGCCTCAAGCGCGACAGCGCCGCGCTGACCATCACCCAGACCCTGCTGGGTCTGATCCCTGACGCAAACTGGAGTGAGCCGGGCGTTGGCCCTGCCGAGGGTGTTGAGGCCCGCGTGATTGTTGGCCGCGCGGCCCGCGAGATCGCCTTCCACTTGAGTGCCGTTAACTGGGTGCAGCCGGTGACGTTTGCGGCTTTGGACACCAGCACACCGATGCCGATTGAGATGTATGTCGGGGGGCAGCCGCTATGAGTTTCCAAACCGCAGACCTTGACCGCCGCATCGCCAACACCGTCCAGCTCGGCCGTGTCGTGTCGATCGACACTGCGACGATGCACATTCGCGTGCAGATCGGCGACCTGCCAAGCCAACCGATCCCCGTGGCCCAGCTCATGTCGGGCGCAATTCGCATGCACTGGATGCCCAGTCCCGGTGAACAAGTCGTGGTCTTTGCGCCCGGCGGCGATATGGCGAGGGCGTTTGTTCAAGGGTCCGTACCGCAATCGAATGGAGCTGTAGCCCCGGATGCGGGCACGCCAACCATCGACCTCGGCGGTGGTACGCTGTCAATAGTCGGTGATCTGGCCATCGATGGCTCGGTGAGCGTGACCGGTGATGTGGTCGCCAGCGGGATTAGCCTGGTCAACCACAAGCATGGCGGCATCACGCCGGGCCCCGCCGATACCGAGGTGCCAAAATGATCGGCCTGAACCGCACCACGGCAAGCCCTCTCGGCGGCGACGCCCATCTGGCGCAATCGATCACTGATATCCTGTTTACGCCCAAGGGCAGCCGCGTGATGCGGCGCAGCTATGGCTCGGACATTCCAGCGCTGATCGACGCGCCGGTCAATGGTGAGACCGTCGTTGATCTGTTCGCGGCTGTCGCCGATGCGCTGGATCAATGGGAGCCGCGCATCACGTTGCGCCGGGTTGAGGTTGCCGATGCCGAGGCGGGTAAATTGGGGTTCGCCCTTAGCTATGATCGCACTGACGGGTCAGGGGCCGGAACCGCGACGGTTGCCGGAGGTGGCCTATGACCCGGTTCGCCCCAATTGATCTGTCTTTATTGGCCAAACCAGAGGTGATCGAGCCGCTGGATTTCGAGAGTGTGTTCGATGCACTGCGCGACGCGGTGATTGCCGCGACCCCGGAACTGGCCGATGCGCTGGCGTTGGAGAGTGAACCCGCTGTCAAAATCCTGCAGATTTGGGCCTATGCCAAGCTGCACGATCGGGCGCGCGTGAATGACGGCGCACGAGCCGTTATGTTGCCCTACGCAACCGGTGCCAATCTTGAGGTGCTTTCAGCCCTGTTCGGTGTCACGCGGGCCGAAGGCGAGACCGATACGGTTTTGCGCGACCGTGTGCGCCTGGCGTTGCAAGCCTATTCAAGCGCCGGTCCTGCAGGGGCCTACCGGTTTCATGCCGTCAGCGCTGATCCACGCATTCGGGATGTGCTGGTTGATAGCCCGACACCGGGTGACGTGCGTATCGTCGTGATGTCATCTGACAATGCTGGCGTGGCTGATGCTGCCATGCTGGATGCGGTGGACGCCGCCGTGAACGCCGAAGACGTCCGGGTGTTGACCGATCAGATCACCGTCACTGCCGCAAGCGCCGAGGACTTTGTGATCACCGCAGAGCTTTCGGTGCAGGGCATTGCGTCCGGCATTGCCGTGGCGATGGCCGAGGCGGCGCTTGCCACGTATCTCGAGCGCCGTCTTCAACTCGGCCTTCGGGTCACGCGGTCGGGGCTCATCGCGGCACTGCATGTCGAGGGTGTCGAGGCCGTTGATTTGACCGCGCCAGTCGCCGACGTGGAACCGGACGTGGATGCTTTCGCGCGTGTGACCGCGACGGCCATTACCGTGGCGGTGCAGGCATGACGCAAGACCTGTTGTCTCCTTGGCATGGCCCCGCCGAGGTCGCTTTTGTTGAGGCCCTTTCGGTGTTTCCGTTGCCGGTTCCAATTCCCGAGATATGGGACGCGGCGCGGTGTCCGGTTGATCTGTTACCACATCTGGCGTGGGCGTTGGATGCCGAGGATTTTGATACCAACGCGCCCGACGACACCCAGCGCGAAGTTATCGCGTCGGCCGTCACAATTCACCGCCAGCGAGGCACATTGGCCGGGGTGCGCCGTGCCCTTGGGGCGGCGGGTTTTGGCACCGCAACGATCATCGAGCGCTTTGGTGAGAAGGTCTACGACACGACTGTTGTCCGTGATGGCACATCAACACGCGTCGCTGCCGATCACTGGGCAGAATTTCGCGTGATCCTCGATCGACCCGTGACCATCGCACAAGCCGCACAGGCCCGCGCGGTGATCGGGCGCGCGGGGCCCGCACGCAGTCATCTGAAAGCGCTCGACTACCGCGAAGCGCCACATCTTCACAACGCCGTCGTTCCACGCGATGGCACATACGCACGAGGACTGGCCTAATGGCAAATCTCGACGATACCGCCGCCGATTTCCCCGACATTCGGCAGCTCGAAGAAACGGACCCGGTCTTGGGCGGCGTGCCGAATGAGGGCACGGGCGCAGGCATGGACAACATTCCCCATCTGCAATTGGCGCGGCGCACGCGCTGGCTCAAGGACAAGGTTGACGCCTTGCTGCTGGGGGTTGGGCAAGCGGCCTCGACTGCGGTCGCGGGCATCGTGCAATTGTCCGACAGCGTGACCTCGACGGCGACAAACCGCGCCGCCACCGCCAACGCGGTCAAGGTCGCCCAGGACAACGCCAACAGCCGCGTGCCCACAACCCGATTGGTCACCGGTGGCGGAATGGTTTCAGGCGGCGGCGTGCTGAACGCGGACCGCACCTTGACGGTCACCGCCGCGAGTTCGGCAGACGCAAACGGGGGCACCCGCGAGGATGTCGCAATGACGCCGAAAAGCACCAAGGCCGTGCTTGACACACGGCTGGCAGGGATCGGTGCCTTGGGGATTGGTCAGAGCTGGCTTGATGTCAAAGCCGCCCGATCTGGCGGCGTCGCATACACCAATGACACCGGCAAGCCGATCATGGTGGCAATCAGCGCCAACCACCCCGGTGGCGCGGGGCGCAATATCCAGATCTCTGTCGACGGCTCAACGTGGGTCACCGTCGGCTCTATTAGCTACAATGAATTCGCCGAAGGCGTCTCATTTATCGTGCCCGCAACCCATCACTACCGCGTTGACGACACCCTCGGAACCATTGGTTTCTGGTCCGAATTGCGCTGACCTCAAGGAGAATACCGACATGCCAGACACCTTCCTTCACGGCGTCGAAGTCGTTCAAATCGATGACGGTTTGCGACCCATTCAAACTGTCAAATCATCAATCATTGGCGTCGTCGGCACCGCGCCAGACGCCGATGCCGGGGTGTTCCCGGTGGACACGCCGGTGCTTGTTACCGGGCCGCGCATGGCCGCAGACCTTGGCAACACCGGCACCCTGAAATCCGCCTATCTCGCGGCTTATGCGCAGGGCATTGCCGTAATGATCATTGTGCGCGTGGGACAAGGCGTCGACGCGCCGGCCACGTTGGCCGCTATGATCGGGGATCCCACGGAGGGCACCGGCATTTATGCACTCGAGGTTTCCGCAAGTGTTACAGGCCAGACGCCACGCATTCTGGCGGCACCGGGCTTCACCGGCTCGGATCCCGCAGATGGCGTCAACGCTGTGGTCGATGGCCTTTTGACCATCGCGACAAAAACCCGCGCAGTCGTAATCGCCGACGGGCCCAACACCAGTGAGGCCGATGCGCTGGCATGGGCGGGTTTGCACGCCTCGGATCGCCTGTTTGTCGTCGATCCCGGTGTCCGGGTTTTTGACACCGCCGCCGCAGCCGTTGTGCCGCAACCTGCCTCCGCCTTTGCAGCAGGATTGCTCTCGAAGCGCGATCAGGAAAAAGGCTTTTGGTGGTCGCCGTCGAACCAGCCCGTGCGCGGCATCACTGCGACGCATCGCCCGATCGGCTTTGCCATGTCCGAGGCCGAGACCGAAGCCAACCGCCTCAATGAAGGCCGGGTTGCGACGATCATCCGCCAGGACGGGTTCCGCCTGTGGGGCAACCGCACCACCAGTGCAGATCCGCTCTGGGCATTCCTCAACGTCCGCCGCACGGCCGACATGGTCTACGAGAGCATCGAGGCCGCGCACCTGTGGGCCATGGACCGCCCGTTCAGCCAGCAACTGCTGCTCGATATCCGCGACAGCGTGCAGGCCTATCTCGACACGTTGACAGCCCGCCGCGCGATCCTTGGCGGTCGCGTCTGGCTGGACCCCGAACTCAACACCGAGGCCACGCTTAAGGCGGGCCAACTCTACCTCGACTTTGACATCGAGCCACCCGCGCCGCTCGAGCGCCTGACCTTCCGTGCCCACCGCAACGGCTCTTACTACGAAGAGTTGGTTGCGGCTGTCGCCACCGCCTGAGGAGACCTGACATGGCCTATCCCCGCTTTATTCGTAACTTTAACGGCTTCCTCGACGGCGTTAGCTACTTCGGCTTGCTGCGCGAGGGCAAACTGCCCGACGTCAAAATAATGACCGCCGCCCACCGTGGTGCAGGCATGGACGGCCCCATCGGGGTCGACATGGGCCTTGAGGGCATGACGGCAGAAATGACCTTTGCCGAATGGCCGACCACCGTGTTGTCCATGCTGGGCACGCTGCAGCGCTTCGTATTCCGCCCTGCTGGCAAAGGCGACGATGGCGTCGAGCAGGTCAATATCTTCACCTGCAGCGGCCTGATCACCGCACCTGAACTCGGCAGCTTGAAGGCGGGCGACGAAAGCCTGCTGAAGCTGTCGATGGATGTGCGCCAGACGCGCCTCGAACAAGATGGCACCATCGTTTGGGACATCGACCTCGAGACTGGCAAACGGGTGATCGGCGGCATCGATCAAAACGCGGGCATTCGCACCGCAATGGGCCTTTGAAAGGGGTTTTAAGTGAATACTAAAGAGCAAAACACCGTGACCTTGTGCCAGCCGATTGAAGGTCCTGGCGACGCCAAATTCAGCACTGTCGAGGTTCTGCGCCCGACCGTGGGTTCGCTGCGCGGCCTGCAGCTGGCGATGGTCCAGCTGCAGGACGTCAACGCCATGGTGAAACTGTTGCCACGCGTGACCAAGCCCGCGCTCTCGCCCGATCAGGTCGAGGAGTTGGATCCGGTTGATTTCGCAGCTCTTGCCAACCGCGTGTCGCTTTTTTTTATGACACCTTCGCAGCTGGCCTCCGTTCAAACGATGAACTGAGCTTACCAGATGATCTGACCGAGGCGATGGCGGACATCGCCTTGGTCTTCCATTGGCCTCCGTCCGAGATGGACCGCATGGACCCGTGGGAACTGGCGGGATGGTGGGCAAAGGCCCGTACCCGCGCCTCAGACAGCAACGAATGAAAGTCCTATGTCAGACCTGAATGTCGCCCTGATCCTGCGCTTTATTGACCAAGCCACTGGCCCGGCTCGGGCGGCGTTGCGCAATGTTCAGGGCGCGGCAGAGCGGGTTGAACGGTTTGGTCGGACGCAGGTGGCACAAGGCCGCGCGATGGTCGAACAGTCGGGTGCACAGATCGCGGCATTGCGCGGCCAAGCCTTGGCCGTGGCAGGTGTGGGGTATGCGGCCTATGCGATGCTGCGCCCTGCCATGCAGTTCGAACAGGCTATGGCCCGTGTTGGCGCAGTATCAAACGCCTCCGCCGAAGAACAAGAACTCATGACCCGTGCGGCGCGGGAGCTGGGGGCGACAACGAATTTTTCTGCACGCCAAGCCGCCGAGGGTATGTCGTTTCTGGCGATGGCCGGGTTCGACGTAAATGAGACGCTCACAGCCATGCCCGGCCTTTTGAACCTTGCATCCGCGGCAGGATCTGATCTCGGCCGCACGTCAGATATCGCGTCGAATGTCTTGTCGGGGTTCAACCTCGAAGCCGATCAGATGGGGCGGTTGGGTGACGTCCTGACCAACACGTTCACTTCGTCGAACACGACGCTGGAAATGCTGGGAGCGACGATGAGTTACGTCGGCCCCGCCGCAGCCGCTGCAAGCATTGGTCTGGAGCAAACTGCCGCAATGGCTGGCCTTTTGGGGAACAACGGCATTCAGGGAGAACGAGCAGGCACGGCCTTGCGGTCAGTGCTGTCGCGTTTGGCGGCACCGTCCAATGAGGCAGCCGAGGCATTGGCGCGGTTGAATGTGCAGGTGTCTGATGATCAAGGGAACCTACGCGATATCCCGACCGTCCTAGCCGAGATGGACCGCGCTATGCAGGGCATGGGTAGCTCAACGCGCCAAGAGCTTCTGACTGCGATCTTTGGGCTGGAAACCGCGACGGCCGCACAAGTTCTGATGACTGAAGCAGGCACCGGCGCATTGCAGGACTACGCTGGCGAATTGCGCGAAACAGGCAGCGCGGCCCGTGTGGCTGAACAGATGAACGACACAGCACAGGGAGCCATTCGACGGCTGGCCAGCGCCGCCGAGGAGGCCCAGATCGCGCTGGGTAACGGGACGCTACCGGTTCTGTCTGACTTGGCAGAGCGGATGATCCCGGTGATCGCTGCGTCGGGGCAATGGCTAGAGGCCAATCAGGAGCTGGTGACGTCTATTGCGTGGGTTGCCGCTGGCCTATTGGGGATGAACGTCGCGATGCTGGCCGCGAAGGCAGGCTTTTGGTTGCTGTTCGGCTGGATTGGCAAGGCACGGATCGCGCTGGGAGCGTTCTTGATCGTTGCGGGCAGTATAACCTCATGGGCCTCGATCTTGGGCCGCGCGGTCTTGCCGTGGCTTGGGTTGGCCTTTTTGACTTTGAAGGCTGCGGCTGTTGCCCTTGGCGGTGCGCTTATTGCGATTTCAGCACCGGTTTGGGCGGCGATCGCTGCTGCTGTGGCCGCCGTCTCGGCTGTCGCGTTTTCTTTGTGGAAATACTGGGATCGCGTCAGTGCGGTGTTTTCCGGTGTTGCGCGTCGAATACATGAAGAACTGCAGCCCGCATTGGAATGGATCGCCTCTGCCGCTGCGCCGATCCTCGAGGCGTTCACCCCCTTAGTGGCATGGATGCAGGATACTTTTGCACCTGTAATCTTGGCCTTTTCTAGCGGATGGAATGTGGCCCGGACTGCTGTCAGCAGCTTCGGTGGTTGGCTTGGGTCATTTTTCGAGCGCGAGATATTGACCGAGGGACAACGCGCCGCTTTTGAACTGGCCGGGCATGACTTTACGGATCGTTTGATCGGCGGCATTCGTTCTGGCTTTGCCTCAGTACGGGATGCAGGCGTGGCGATGATCCAATCCTTATGGGACGGCGCAGCCGCACGGTTCGAAGCCTTTCTTGAATGGGTGCGGGGTATTCCTGGCCGTATTGTCGGGGCAATTGGCAGCATCGATCTTTCGTCTGTTGTCGGTTTCGGAGGTGCCCCCAGCGGTACATCCTCTGACCCCAATGAGCGCGCCGCTGCTGCTGTGCGTGGTCAATCACTGGGCTATGGCAGCGAGGTGACCCCATCGTCAGGTGCACGCGCCACGGGCGGCGTGGTCCGACCCTTGGGCTGGTACCGGATCAATGAGCAAGGCGAAGAGCTGTTCAGCCCGGCCATGGCCGGGCGTATCATCCCGGCTGGTGAAACCCGGCGTTTGTCCTCGGCAATCGGCCGCGCGGGTGGCGGCAGTGTCCAGATCGGCGATATCCATGTCCATGCAGCGGCAGGTTCCGACCCGTTGGCCACCGCCCGCGAGGTCCGCCGCCAGATCGAAGAAATGCTGAACGACGCTCGCTATGCCCTGAACGATGGGGGCCTCTATGCTTAGCACAATCATGATGGCTCTGGGTGCGTTCCGCTTTGGCGTGATGGGCGACAGCTATCAAGAGCTCACCCGCAAAGCAGGCTACCGCTGGGAGGGCCAAGACCGGCTTGGACGCGAACCGGCCCAACAATTCGTCGGGCCGGGTGCCGAAGAGATCACGCTGTCCGGCGTTATTTACCCACACTATCGCGGCGGCCTACGACAGGTTGAGGTCATGCGGTTGATCGCCCGCACCGGCACTCCCTTGATGATGGTCGACGGTCTTGGTTGGGTCTGGCAACGCTGGGTTATCATCGAGGTGACTGAGACTAAATCCGTTCTGTTCAGCGACGGCACGCCGCGCAAGATCGAGTTCCGGGTTGTTCTGCGCAGCTACGGCGAGGACGCAGCATGATCTGGTTCAAGCGCAATCTGGGTGACCCTTTCGAATTATCCCTGACCACGCTTGCGGGGCTGGATGGGGTGAGTGTAACAACCGTTGCACGCGGGCCTGACGGTGCTGTTTGGCCGATGACCGCATCGATCACCGATACCGACGTCGGCACAATTCAGATCGATGGCCGCGCTGTCTCGCAGGTCTGGCCGGGCGGCGTCTTGTGGATGGACATTCGGTTGATCCGCAACGACCGCGTGGTCTATTCCGACACCTTCGGCATCGTGATTTTGGACGCAGATGGTGCCGCCAATGATCAACGCCGTGCTGCAGCCGTTGCCCCGGCCCTTGGCCAGCGTCGCGTCTGGACCGACGAGCACGACATCCTCGATGCGCTTTGCTTGCGTGAACTTGGGTCCGAGCGCCACGTTGCCGCCGTACTCGATATCAACCCCGGCCTTGCCGCCTTTGGCCCGATCCTACCGTCTGGTCTTGGCGTGATCTTGCCCGAGGCGCTGGCTGATACGCCCGCCACCAAGGCTTCTGTGCGGCTGTGGGGGCGGATATGAAACCGGAATTCCGACTAATCGCAAACGGTGCAGATGTGACAGCTCTGATTGCCGATAGCCTATTGTCGCTGACCGTCTCTGACGAAGACGGCGAAACCGCTGACCGGCTGGACATCACGCTCGATGACCGCGACAGCGCCCTTGAGCTTCCCGAGGTCGACGCCGAGCTCGAGGTCGCTTTGGGCTTTGCGGGTCGCGTCCTGACCCCCATGGGTACTTTCGCTGTTGAGGGCGCGGATGGCTCAAGCCCGCCGCAAACGATGCGGATCACGGCGGTCGCGGTTGATCTCAAGGCCTCGGCCCGCGCACCGCAAACCCGCGCTTTTGAGGATCAGACGCTTGAGGAAATCGTCGGCCAGATTGCCGGGGACGCGGGCCTGTCGCCGGTGGTCGGCGCGTCGATCCGCGACCACCGCTGGGCCTATTTGGCGCAAACCGCCGAAAGCGATTTGCATTTCCTGACCCGCATTGCCCGCGAGATCGACGCGACGGCCAAGGCCGCAAACGGTCGACTGGTGGTCGTGCGCCGCGCCGAAGGCACCACAGCCGACGGCGAACCCCTCGAGCCGGTTATCGTCGCCCGCACGGCGCTGGCCACGTGGCGCTGGAAACTGAAATCGCGCGAAGTTGACGGCAGCGTCGAGGCAGAATGGGCGGACACCGCAGGCGGCGAGACGCTCCGTGTGACCGCTGGATCCGAGGCCCCGGTGCAACGCCTTCGCCAAACATTCGGGTCCGAGGGCGAGGCCACACGCGCCGCCGATGCCCGCCTGCGGGCGAGCCGCCGTGAGGCACTTGAGCTGGACGCCACGGGCGCATTTCAGCCGGGTCTGTTTGCGGGCGGGCTCGTACGCGTACCCGGTTTGCGCCCTGAGTTCGGCGGCGACTGGACCCTGACCCGTGTGCGTCACTCGCTCGGCAATTCGGGCCTTTCAACAGAGTTTACCGCGAAAAAGGAATTCACCCGATGAGTGTCACAATCCGACGCAAGCGGGGCGACACGTTCCGCCTGCGCTTCCAAAAAGAGGGCGGGCTTGAGGGCGCAACCGTCACCGCCTCCCTGATGTTTACGGCGTTTGAAACCCCCCTTCAAACGGCCCTTCAAGACCCTGCAAACGGTATTTTTGAGCTGAGTTTCGAAGGCAGCACCGCCGACTGGCCCACGGGCCGCGCGGCCTGCGACATCAAATATTCACGCGAGGGTCAGGTGGCGCGCACCGAGACCTTCTTTGTTCAAGTGCTGGAGGCGATGACGCCATGACCACGACAATGACAGACCTTCAAACCGGCCGCACCTTTGTGTTCAACGAGGCGCTGCCCGGACGTGATGCCTATGAGGAAGCGCTGGCCCAGGGCTTCACCGGTGATCGCGGCGCATGGCTGGCGCATCTGCGTGGCTTTGCCTTTGATCCATCGGAGCCCGATTGGGAAGTTGACCGCACTTATGCCGCCAATGCCTCGGTGCGCCACGCCAACAAAATCTGGGTCGCGGTTGTTGCGGACACCGGCACGACGCCGGGCACCAATACCGATATCTGGCAGATACTGCTCGATGGTGCCAGCGCACAGGAATTGGCCGACGCGGTCACGGCGGCAAACGGTTCAGCCGGTACCGCGCTGGGTGCTGCGGCCGACGCTGAAACGAAGCGCGCGGCGACAGAGGTGCTGCTTGGTTTGACCGAGGACGCGGCGCAGGCCTTATCCCCGATCGATGCCCTGCACCCGATCGGCTTGGATATCCCGGCGGGCTGGTGGGACACCCTCGATCGACTTCTCGCGGACAAATCTGAGCGGGCAATTATTTGCAACTGGACGCATGAAAGCCTTGTGCCCAACGCCCTGTGGCGCGGCACGTTGGCGTCGTCTGTGTTCACCACGCAAGACGGGGCGGTTGTCGCGTCCCCCGGCGTCGCGGTGGGCCGGGTCGAGGATCAAAGCGGCAATGGTCTTCATTTGACCCAATCGAGCGCCAGCCTGCGGCCTGAGTTCGGCTCTCGCCCCGCGACGGGCATTCGGAACATTCTTGTTTATAGTGATTTTACATCATGGGGTGAAGCCGCTGCGGTGTTCTCGACCGGGGTAAACAAGCGCACGATTACCAACAACGCTCTAGCCAACCCATTAACCGGAATTACTGATGCCGTTCACATTGCTGAAAGTGACACCTCAAATCAGCAACGCATCTACACTGGCGCAATTGGCGCTAGAGTTGGCGATCAGCTTACGGTGTCAACGTATGCAAAAGCAGACACCAGAAGCCACATCGAATTGCGCCTATCTTCTACTAACGGCCACCGGTTTGACCTGTCTAACGGTACGTCTGAACCCCTCGGAGGCACACAGTCGTCGTCCAGCATGGTGGGTGTCGGAGGCGGGTGGTATCGGTGCAGCGTGACGTGGACGGTGACAGGCCCTCAAGTGGTCCACTTGGCTTTGAGCAACGGCGTGGGGTATAATTATCAAGGTGACGGGTCGTCAGGTGTCTATGCTTATGGTTATCAGGTTGAAAACGCCCCGGCAGCGGCGGCTTATCAGTTCCCCAACGGTTCCTTACTTGACGTCACCGAAAACGGCGTTCCAGACGTAACCTACGCCGAGTTCGACCTCCTTGACGACAAGCTGGTATCCCCTGCCATCCCCGGTGGCTTGACAGGTCAAGCGTTCGTCGCTGGCGACGGTGGGTGTTACGTCACTGATGTGGACATCCCGGTCGACGGCACGTTCTCGATTGGGGGGGCAAGCCACAACTGGACTGGTGCCGCGCCGTGGCTTCTTGCTGCTGTGACGGCAGACACCGGGCGGGTTCTGAATATTGGGGCGCGTTCGCCAGGGTTCTCAGATGCGGAGGTCGCGCGGCTTGAGCGTTTTAACATCGCTCATGGCGGAAAAGGGTTGCTGGTGCCGGGGCCTGAGCTGATTGGTCCCGGAGATTTTGCGTCTGGATTGACGGGTTGGACCGTAACCGCAGCCGGGCCTCACTCAATCACTGAGAGCGGTGGGGTTGCGCACCTTAGCTTCGCAGCCACCGTTGATAGTGCCGCTATTAGGTGCGCGCCGGATGAACCCTTCAGCCCCGGTTACTATGAAATCAAAATCACCTTTGAGGCTGGGAGCAGCGGCCAACTTAAGCTGCTGCCTTTTGGTGCAACGAGTGAAATCAACATCACAGTAGCCGAAGGCGTTTGGACGACGATCCAGCCTTGGTGGTCACCGGGGGCGGATTTTCATCTGTCCCGGACAGGGGCCGCCGCAGAGGCGCATATTTCCTCAATATCCACCAAACGTCTCACCCCAAGAGAGGAACTCTGATGCGGTACTCAACTGTCCTGATCATTAATGCCGCGCTGCGCGAGACGGCCGATAAACTTTCAATTGCGCTCGACCACGCCAAGCCGGGGGATGTGACTTACACCGTCCCGCTGTCATCCAACGGTGAAACCGTGACCCATTTCGGCGCGCACACCTACGCGACTGAGGGCTTTTTCGAGACGCTTATGGCCGCGCTTGGGGGCAGCTTGCCGCCCGTCGAGTGGTCCGAGTTTGGGCTAACTGAGACTGACGTGGCGCTGGTTTTGAATGGTCTAAAAATCTCAGCGCCCGGATCGCCGCTCGATGCTGTGCAATTCGTCGACCTCAATTCCGCCGACAGCGCCCGCCTGCAAACCTTGCCCGACATCGGCCCAGCTTTGGCCTCGGCGATCATCGCCCGCCGCCCATGGGCCGATTTGGCCGAACTGGATCAGGTCTCAGGCATTGGCCCCTCGACCATCGCGGGCTGGGAAGGCTTGGCAATCACAGGCCCGCGCACGTCCCCCGGCTCGGCACGGATCCATTCCACCGCAGCCTTGAGGGCTCACAACCTGACCCCGATCTAGGCCGCCACTCAGGCGGTCGGGGGGTGCGTCAACACCCCCCAACACGGGGAAACTTTGGACAGAGCCCCCGCCGACCCAGACAAGCTTAAGGCCGCGCCCACCCTGATCAGGGACGGCCAAGCTGTGGTGATTCGCCTTGCCGATGCAAGTCCAAACGCGTTGCTGTGCATGCAACCGCCTGCTATTCTGTTCCGAGCAAGATGCCCTAGCCGGCATCCTGACAATCAAATGCCCGCGTTGTCGGGCCATGAATATTCTGAGGCCACTCAAGAGCCCTTCACCCAAGCGCCCAGAGCGTGACGGAAAGGACCCACAGTGTGGCTCTTCGTACCCCAAACCAGCCTGACGACTTTCGCGGAATCAGCCTTTGCTCCGGTGTCGGAGGATTGGATCTCGGATTACATATCGCAGAACCCGGATATCGAGCTGTGTGTTATGTCGAGCGAAACAGTTTCGCCGCGGCCACTCTCGTGGCACGGATGGCAGACGCGTCCTTGGGTTCGGCACCTATTTGGGACGATCTCAAATCCTTCGATGGCAGACCGTGGCGCGGACGCGTTCATATCATCTCTGCCGGTTATCCCTGTCAGCCGTTCACACTGTCAGGCAGCCGCAAAGGCAAAGATGACCCCCGGCACTTGTGGCCAGATGTCGCCCGGATCATCGACGAAGTGCGGCCCGAATACTGCTTCTTTGAAAACGTCCCCGGCCATCTCACCCTTGGCTTCCAAGACGTCACCCGAGACCTTCAGGACATGGGCTATCGGGTTGCAGCGTGCGTCGTATCAGCGGCGGAAGTCGGCGGGTCTCACCTCAGAGAAAGGATGTTCATTCTGGCCCACGCCGACGTTCAAGATGGGCGGCAACCGGGTGTCGGTCCGCATGGGGCCCGGGCGGTTTCGGTTTGTGGTGGATCAAAACCAAAAGGGCAGCCAAGCGGGGTTGAGGCAGGCGGCGATTGCTTGGGTGATGATGTGGGATCTGTTGTCAGCGACGGGATGGACGCCGGGCCCATTGGCCTCTTCGCCCCGATGCCTGGTGACTTTGTTGCCTGGGAACAAGCACGAGAAGGGAAAGGCCATCTTGCAGTTGAACCCCTCCTTCACCGATTGGATCATGGGCTGGCCTTCGGGATGGACCGATCCTCTGCAGCCGGTAACGGCGTGGTCCCATTGGCTGCGGCAAGGGCGTGGAGGATGTTGATGGCTGAGATGTCGGTGGAACCACAATCCAAATGCGAGCTGGCACTCGCGGTGGCCGAGTGCCAAAAAATCACGTATCAATCCGGAAATTTCCCCGCTAAAAACAAAGAGAAATGTGACGGGATATCGTGAATATGCACCACTTCTGGGTCGCAATTAGGCTGGTTGCTTCTTCCATTCTAGGAGGGGCCGTCGTTTGGATCGCTGGATCATACGGCGTCATTCGTTTGCCAAATTCGAACACAGACGTACCGCTCGCAGTGCTTGAGATGTCGTACTCAGATTTCGTGACTGTGATGCTTACTTGCGTGACAGTGGTCTTGGCAGCTGTCGGTATAGGTATCGGTGTTGTTGCTGCTTACACAGTCAGGAATCTGGAGGAAGACGCGGTGACGAAGGTAGACGAAGCGGTGACCGCACGCCTTGCTGGAATTGAAGACAGAGTTGGGCAGATTGCCTACGGAGTTGGCAGGAATCTAAATTCTGCTGACGATCTGGAAGAAGACATGGAGGATCGATGAATGGCACTATCTCGCGAATGGGGAAGGCTTTCAGACAATGAGCGTGACGCTATCCTAGCGCATCAGCTGAACGGAAATGTGCCAGTTGGGGCTGTTGCTACTGCATTGGGAATTCGGATTAAGGTATCAAATCTGGGTCCGGGGAACTCCGGTCAAATTTCTCGTGACGGTGACGGCTACTTGATCCGTGTAAATCGATTTGAGGCAAAGGAACGTCAAAGGTTCACGATAGCGCATGAAATTGCGCACTTTCTTCTTCATAAGGACATTATTGATAGCTCACCAGATGGCATTGTTGACACTGTGTTGTACCGTTCCGGAGCTCCTGAAAGCATTGAGTTTGAGGCAAATAGGCTGGCAGCAGATATTTTGATGCCTCGCTCTTCTGTTGAGCGAAGGCTGCGAGAACTTGGCGGGCGCGTCACAGAAATGGTTATCGATTTATTGGCCAAAGACTTCAAAGTGTCACGTGCCGCAATGGAAATTAGGCTGCAAAGCGTTGCGGCCTAAGGAGTTGAGATGTCACTTGAGAATACAGAGTACGTACCGACGCTTGCCATTCGTGCCAGTGAAATGCGCGGCCTGGAATATCTTCCTCAGGCTTCGCAAAGCAGGATGTCCCCTTGCTTCTTGTTAGCTCCTTGGGGATCTTCACATTCGATTGAGGCCGCAATCAGGCGCATAGAAACGGCATTCCCGCACGGTCAGTATTTTTTGGACATTGATCGGGACTATACGTTTTCAAATATTGAAGCGCCTGCACAAGTAGAGCTGCTTCGATTAATGGACCCAGCACACGCATTTGCAAACTGGTGCGATTTCATATCAGAACACCCAAGAGCGATGCCGTGCTTACAGTTACGTGATCAATCGCTTGGCGAAGTGAAAGCACAAATCGAGAGATATCGGAAAGTTGGCCGTACGTTTGCTCTGCGAATTTTTCGTGATCGTGACCCTATCAATCTTGATGAGGCAATCAGCGCTTTGACGGCGGAAGGCGCAGCAGATTTCATAATTATCCTTGAAGGTGGATGGGCGAGAGACGCACTCCAATTGCCAGCTTGGTTTCATGGCTTGATCGACAATGCGCTCTCTGAAATCAACGCGTCAGTGCCAGTTGTCGCCTCTTGCACAACAATACCGAAGGCATTTAGCCCATACGTCGACCGCTGTGAGGTGCGGTTCACAAATCGCACTTTGCTAAGTCAAATTCAGGCCCAGACGAACAATCGGAAGATCATTTACGGAGATTGGGCTAGCACCCGGCCTCGAGAGACACGAGGAGGAGGCGGTCGACAGATACCAGCTAGGATCGACTACCCAGTGGACAACGCCTGGTGGATTTACCGCAATCCAGAACAAAACTGGAGCTTTAGTGACGCTGCGAAGCGCTTGGTGGGTCACGAGGACGTTTGGGATGGAACAACTGGTCAATGGGGGGAACAGATGATTTCTGAAACGGCGGTCAACGAAAATCTAGGAATCGATTCACCTCAGAAAAATGTCGCGGTTCGAGTAAACCTTCACCTGCACCGCCAGACGTTCTACGGAACAGATCTCCCTGCAATTGGAGACTTCGACGACGACTGGGAAGACACCTGATCAGCATTCTTCCGCCGATTTCATCGCTTCAACCAATACCATGACACATTTCTCTGCCTGTTCACGACGGGCGGGGAATATTCGGGCTCAAACGTCAAGCGTGGTGGAGGAAGTCAGAGTGGCGTGTTTTTGCCACTATTCCGAGCTTCAAGCGCGGCCACCGGGAAAAGTCCGTGGTCGGCATGCACCTTTGTCTCAACTCCAAGACGCCACATGCTATCCTAAACGCCCTTGCTGCAAATATCCTTGTCAAACACTGCAAAACTCCGTGGCGAGCTACAGCGTTTGTAGCTCGCCACTGTAGCTCGCCACCAATATTTGCAGTGTTTGACAGCAATAGTTGCAGCAAGCCTAGGTTGAGCAATGATTAGCCTCGCCGCATACAGTGCCGCTTCGTTTCGCGCCTATGCATCATTCACGAGATCTCGCCACTGGATACCCTCGATCGAGCCATTAACGTTGAGGTGCCACTTGTTCAAGATCAAGGTTCCTGATCCCCGGTTGAAGTCTTATGACGACAGAAACGAATCGAGATGATGATGCGCAAATGGATCAAACTGGAAGCAGGCCTCATTCTGAGCGCGATAACCGTGATGGGCCTTGCGCTGGCCGCTTTGGGGCGGTGGGGCCTTGGCGTCACGCTCGTTGAGAA